CTAATTATGAGTTTACTGCATTATCAGAGTATATAAGGGAGGAACTCCGCAAGTGTTATCGTGGGTTGGAATATGATGCTGCACAATACATAATTAACAGATATGATAGGGTTATAACTATGCTACTACCTGATGAAGTTGCTGAAATTACAAAACTATTTGTAGCTGCTCTGGATAGAGCTGGCCTTTGTCACATTTGTAGAATCCCACCAAGTAATATTGAACTCTGCAACCATAAGTCTAAACTCATGAGAGACTGCAGGTGCAGCCCTTATCATGACTGCAGATGTGTTTGCAATTTAAATGTTTGCAATAACTGCATGGAGTCTGTTTCCCAAATGGTGAGGTGCATGCATAGTGAGTTTTGCTTTGACACATTGATTTATAGATGCAAACATGGACATCCGGTATGTGATAAACATTGCAAACTTGATTGCCATGATAGTTTTTCAATTTATAATTGTTCACAGGCTGGATTAGCCAATGCTTCAATCAGGCACAGCACCTATTACACTTTAAATCATCAAAGAAATAAGTGCATTATAAGCAACAATTATGAAAACAACATATACTTTGTAATTGATTACATAGGGTACAAGATTGAAAATGCCAACCCACAGTTTTATTGTAACAAACATGGTAACATAATTGAAGATGACATCACAGGCCTCTCAGTTTCTTTCCGGAAAAAAGGACATTCATATAGCAATGTCAGATGCAACTTGTATGGATGTTACAAAGAGCTAGTTGATAATAAAATTGAAATGTACAATTGTGGCCTTGTGGTTTCCACTAGGATTGCCTCACCTATCCAATCATGTACAAATTATTCTGATAAAATTGTTTGCCTCCATTGTGAAATGCTTTTAGCACTAAATCTTGGTGATTCTATTCTGTTGAATAAACCTACACATCATGACAACCTAATTTTAGGATACAATCCACCCTTACTGTATATAATTAAAGACAATAGTTGCAATGTGTGCAATAAATATTATACTAATGTGCTGTACTCTGACATACACTCTATTGATGATAAAGTTTTTAGTGACACCATTGGGGAAGCTGATAACCATTTTAAAAAACACATGATTACAGTAAAATCTGAGCAGGAGTTTTTAACTTTATCAAACCATATTGAAAAATACGGGGATAATGCCAAATTTTTATCAAATTATGATGAATCTTTTGACATTAAATTAAATTCATGTATTTCAAAAACTATACCTAAAGGCTTCACAATCCCTAATGTAATAAAAAAAGGTGCTTTATACGTTAGGTGTAAAGTTAAGTTCGATGTTGAAATAATTTTCGAAAAGATATTTATTACTGAAGCTTATGCAAGTTTTCTAGTTAATAAAAAACTAACAGTGGAACGTGGTGAAATTTTATGGTATTTAAATACAGCTGAACTCTATTGCAACAATAGTCATTTCATTACTTTTTTTGACCAATCTCAAGAATGAACTTTTAACCGTCCCACCTGAAGTTATAGCACTTAACAAGGAGCTTGAAGCAATAAAACACAGAAACTTAACCACAGAAACTATTGAAAGCAAAAATATTATGGATATAATTAAGAAACATGAAGATGGAACTGATTGTAATTTGACAGACACAACATTCAGATTTATCCATACTAGATTATATAACCGGTCTAAACAAGATTACGACTTTTTACCTGAGGACATATTATTTACAAATGTTACATACTTTATGAGGAAAATATCAATTGTTGAAGATGAATGTTCATTTTGCGATGAAAGTCCTCCAGTTAATTCAGTTCTAATCATTGACCCTAAGTCTGCCAAAAAAAGCCCTGAATTGTTTTTGTGTATCAACTGTTCAAACATCAAATATATAAAAGGTGTTTACATGTCATTGATCAAAATTAAACCCCTTAAAGGGTTAGCAGACACAGTTAAACAGCCCACTTTAACTTCCACAACTCCTACTATTATTGATACAATTAATACAGACACTGATCATGAAATACTTTACAAACAGTTGTTGCTCATTCCTGCATTTGAAAAAAGAAAAAATGCACTTCAAAAAATAGGGGTATTCACGGAACCGTTATGTAATTATAAGATGCAGTGCAACTGCAAACATAGATGCTTTAGATTTATAGAAAAACTTAGTGATGATAATAATGCCGAAACCAGCAAATCAAGAAACATTTTATATAAGTCTCCTGACATTGAAAGTACATACATAGAAGACCCTGTAACTTCTGAAATTGAACAGAGAAATCTTAGCTATTTAAATTCAAACAGTTGTTATTATATAGCAGTGAATCAATTACTCAGGGATTTCTATTCTATACATGTAAATGCCTCAAGAATTATAAAATTCCACACTGGGCAGCAGCAAGATGCACATGAATATTTATCAATATTTGAAAGTCAGCTTCCCAAACTTACAAGGCACACTTATATTTTATGCATTTGTGGTATCATTGAGTATAAAGAGGATGAAGATTTGTCTATTTTTGATAATTGTTGGGAAAGTGTGGAGCATATCACAGATCATAAATGCTCATGTGGCATTTCAGATTCTTATATTCACACCCTTATTAGACCTAAGAAGATTGATCAAGTTGTAATTAATATAAACAAAATATTCAGATATTCTACATTACTAAAGCAATTGATCATGATTAAGGCTCCTGTTAGTCCAAAAGCTCTGGCTTATGTAAGTTATAGCGGCAGCGGTTCATTTGGTCATTATGAATACAATAAGTTTATAGGATATTCTTATATAGAAGTCACACAAGTCCCTGAAAGTTTGATCACATATGACGAATGGAAAAATAAAAATGAACATTTTATGATACTAAATTTCAAAGAAGAGAAGGGGAACAACCATAAAAAAATTGCAATGCCACCCTTTGAAGGTTCTGAAACATTTCTAACAATTGAATGGAATAAATGTCTTATTTCTTTATCCCCATCTTTCACTCTTAATAAAAATGATTTTAGTGACCTGGCTGTATCAAAGCTGAATAAAATATCAGACATTATTACAAATAAGATGCAGAAATTAGCAAGACTTTATATACAGAGAAAAAATGAAAAGGAGAAGATTGTGTTCCTGAAGAAAATTGATGATCTGTTAAGTTTCTTCAAAAGTGAGAAAGCAAAACGTCTCAGAAGGCATTTTAAATTATTCAAAGAGGTGGGAAACATTAATGTTTCTAAGAAAATGGAGATGCTTATTCCTATTGAACAGATAAACAAGAGACATAATAAATGGATTCAATATGAAGGGCCTTGCATCGATTGGTACAATCACAACCCTGTTGTTGGCTGTAGGTGTGAAGAATGCGGATTAATCACTTGCTTGCATGGACACTTAGACCACTGTAAAAAGGGCTGTTTGCAATGCCCAATTACTGAAAAGTGCCAAACATATCTCATGTGTGTCCCTCATGATATGCCTAATTTTGCTGAAATTATGTCAAACTCAGAATTAAGAGCAAAATATGCTCAAAGGCATCATACTGATTTGAATTGCCCTGGGGATAATCAAATGCTAACAGAATTCTTCTGCTATATGTGTGATAATTATATCCCAATGGTTTTTAATGAAAGATTCTATAATTCCAAAGGAGAAGCTCAGATCACAATGAAATGTACTGTGTGCAGCCATTATTGTAACAATTTTGATCTATGTCATTTTAGCCGAATTTGTACAGTTTGCCTTAAATTTAAATGCACATGTACAACCGTTGACCCTCTAGTAGATGAGCACCCCCGTGCTAATTCTGCCATTCCTAAGCCGGACAAAAAAATAGGTAATACTACAGATGATGTGGCTGATCCCCAAAATTCAGATCATATAAACATCTTAGATGGAATTAATTTGGATAATAAAAAGATTGATATGAGATTTAAAGAGTCAATAGATAAAGTTGATACAGGTCATAATGAACAATTTGTTGTTATTGACAATGAAGAACAAAAACAAGAAAAAGGTAAAGGAGAAGAATCTGAATCTGACAAGGGAGATAGCCCCTGGGATGAATGTGATGACAGTGGACATGAATCTGGCATTGATGAAGAAGGAGAATCCAGCGATTATGATGAAAATGAAGAACCTGATGATGATGGTTCTGACAATGATCTTGATGATGAATATGATGAAGATGTAACAGAAGGGTCATATTGGTTAACTGGATCATTCTTTGTTGTGAAAACCATATTGAACAAATCATCATTCAATATTGGATATGGTACAATTGATAAAGAAGGGTACTTTATGTCTGCCGATGAGAAATTTGAAGGCCTAGTATCTTTTGATGCAGGCAGCTTCAATCTGTATGTAGGTTTCATTAAAGAAAGCGACTGGGTAGAAGAAAAAACTAGTTACACAAGGGTTAAGGATCCTGACTATGAAGAGGAGCTTATGTCTTCATTGGAATCTGATGAAGATTATGAAAAGTTTACTGGTAAGAACTGTTTTATTAATTCCATGCAAAGACTTTGTCTCATTAATGCCATGTTCAAATACAGAAACAAAAATGAATATATTATGGTCGGTGATAATAAAGTCAAGATCCCAAGTGAAAATATCATACCTTATTGCAAGGAAATTGATATTGATACAGTAACATACCCTCCATATGAACTTTCTGAGTTAATTGATGTCCCACTGACCAAAAATGACTTACCATTAGAGGAAGCAGAATTTTACGTTAAAACAGAAATTAATTACATGTTCATTAATAGAATTGGATATAAATACGCACCTAAAAATGTTGGCTACTATGATGAAAATAATGTGAAATATTTCTTCTGTGATGACGGTGCATTTGAAGCTGATTTTATTTATTCATTCAGAGGGGTTGATAAACGTGCACATAAGTCGTTTGCTTATGATAGTAGTACATATGATGTAGATTCTCGAATTAAACTCTACAATACCATATTTGCAAAAACAGACAAAGTTAAGTATAATCCTTTTGTTATGAGGCACCAATTGGCAAATTTGAAAGATTGTGAACCCTTTGATAGGGTAGAGCTAGATGATGACAGAATGAAAAAATATTATGTTGATAATATAGTGGTTGATACCAATAATAACAATAGTTTTACAGTGGTGAGCAATATCAAGATAGTAATACCACAAATAACTTACTACTACAGAATTATATCTGTCAACTCAGTAGTTTTATTAGAATCTTCATGTACATTGGATTATTGTTCCCCAATTATAATTGAATGTGATTCAGTTGAAGCTATAGACGGTATATTAAATGTCTCATGGGGGAAAATGATGTTAGTATTGACTGTAGAACAAACTACAATCGAAGTAATAAATGATTTGGAAGCAATAATCATCTTGTTTATGAATCGAAATGGGTTACCATACCATTATATAGAAGATGATAGAATAACATATGGTAGTGAAGAAGAATTGGTAATTCTAGAAACTGAAGACCAGTCTGATGAAGTCAAAAAAATTTATCCACCAGTAACAGTTGATGATGATGATCATTCAGACCTTTCTAGTTCAATATCTGTGATAGATATAGAAGAACATGTGAAAGACGATGAAATCGAAGAAATAAGTGATTGTGAGGAACGAATATTAAAAACATGGACAGAAGAGCATTTTATCAATTTAATATGTAAATTTTTCTCAGAAAAAAATCATAGGGGCAATAGAGAGGCTAGTACCATTGCAAATGTGATATTAGGTGCATTCAATGATTATGATGAATTTTATGAATTGCCACCTATAGATGAAGATAATGACAAAGAAGATGTGATAGAGAAAGATGACACTGTCTATTTGAAGCTTAAAGAAGCAGATTATATGCCTGACTCTTTGGTAGGAGTTCCAATAGAAATTAAGAAGTATCAAGATCCAATACTCACTGCTCCTATTCAGACAGACTTTAGGGTGTTTGATAATTATCACGACAATCTTACAGTTCATGATAAATGCTGTGTGTGTTATTCGGGTTCATTAAATCCTACAATCAATTATAGAGCAATCACTAGTATTTTATTCGATTCTTTAAAACAGTTTAATGTTAATTGCGTTGTAAATAATTTAATATCTTACAATAACGTATTGGCAAGCTTAGTAAATTCAAAATCTAATCTAAGTTACCAAAACGATGCTGTGGACATTTATTTTAAACTTAGGCATGATATATTTGCTGCAATGGTAATTAAAAGCACAGGGAGAGACTTCACAGGTACTGACATAAATATTAAAGAAAAATTCGGCATAAATACGATGCAAACACCAGATGATATCATACAAATTGGTGCCAAATTGTTTGTCCTAGAATATTCAGTAACTGGATCTTATGAAAGAGGGTTAGTGAGTAAAGGGAAAGAAGGGTTTGTAGTCAAGGGGAAATATGATGATTTAATAAAACAGTTAACTAATAAGACAGGGTTGAGGGTTCTTTATTACCCCATAGTACTTGGTCTTGACAAGCCTGCTGAGTTTATTGAAGCCATCCCTGAAGAGCTAAATGCTAATATTGAGATTTTAAAACTCATTGATGTATTTTTACCATTATTTAAACAAGCTATGATATTTATTAAACGATGTATGCCCCTCTCTCTTGAGTATCAGTTCTCTAAAGTCAAAATTCCTGGTAAAAAATTCATAAATTACTTGCCAATGAATGATAAAGATGCTGTTGATTTTAATTTCAAATACTCATCAAGATTGGAACATGTCAAAGCCTTACAAATCATAAAATATAATTTAAAAAATATTAAAAAAAGATTATCAGGGTTAAATAAAGAACTCTCCTATGAAATGGCTGTGGATATAAAATTAAGAACCCTGGATTTCTTTGAATCACAGGATGGTCTTAGGCATGATGCATTAGATGCCCTTCTCCATCAAGAAGACAATACTCGAATACTAGAAAAAGTCATACTTTTAAAAAATAGGTCAGTCCTTGAAGCAATGAAGTCATCTAAATTCAGCATCAATATAAAAAGTTTAAAAAGAATAGATAGAGGCACTGATACTCATGAACTTGATCTTGGTTTTAAAAAACACCCTGGAACAGTGGACAAAGTAGAAGATTTCCCTATAGATGAAAAAGTCTTACCTGAATCCAACTATAATGATTTCTTAAAAACAATGTTAACAGGTGACCCCAATGATTTTGATAAAAGAATTACGGACTCCATAATAAATCTTTCCAATACAGTTGATTTAGACACTGGAAAAAATTGCCATGATTTAATAGCAATGCAAGAAATTAAAGAATCTGAAGTCAAAATTCAATTGAGTGAATTTTCTAATTCATTACTATCTAAAAATGACTTCTCCAGGTCTGATAAAAGATTCAGGGTTAAAAATCCTTTCTTAATGCATGTCTCTGATTGTGCAAAATCTGATGAAGGTAAAATGGATTACCATAGTTTTGCTATATCATTATTAAATAATTTCAAAAGTGCTGGTGAATATACTCGTGACATCCTTGGTCTTATATCTTCTAAGGAAATACAAAACCCATCAACTAATCAGACAACGGAAAAAATAGAATACATGATGCAACAGAAAGGATTGATGATAAATCATATTAAACTTAAAAAGGAAATGAGTAGGCTGGGCATCACTAAGATTGAAGATATAGGTAACAAGGGTGATGATGATGTCAAATTAGCCTTGGATTCATATAATAATCTTAAAACAAAAATAGAACGTGATTATTATAGACAAATAAATGTGGTGCTTTCACCAGAAGGTTATGACTTAGAAAACCCGTTTTTAAATAAGCAGAAAAGAATGGAACAGATAGGATTTGCCAAAGAAGGACAAGGTCTAAACAAAAATCTAGAAGAAGTCTATACGTATACTGATTTAAAAAGTGAGATGGTTAAATTAATGGATTACCTCACAACTGATTTGGGTGAAAAACAGTGTAATGCATACGATGATTCTATATCCATAATTGATGGTCAAACTAACTGTGCAATAAAGGATGAAATCAAAAATAACGCCAGAAGTATAAAATCTAGAGTTGAACAAAGCAGAATTGCAGCTGTTTGTAAATTTATACAAGAATTTTGTTATGTATTATCCTATTATTCTACAAATAATGTGTCAAATAGGCATGTAATGTTTGATTCTCTTGGCTACAGCAATGTATTGTTACTATGCAAAGGGGGGAAATTATCACAAAACAAACAGGCTTCCAAACTTCACAAAATATTTTATCCTGTTTCAGAAGTGGTTGCAAACTTTATAACTGGAGGTGATTTTACAGGAACATCTTTTATTGTTGAAAAAATAGATGGACGTTACTTCATGATGACACCTTGGATGGAATTAAATAATACACTGATGATGGATGGATTCAGTGCTGTGAGCAAAGTGGTAGGAGGGCACATTTTAACTTACCTGGAACAGAAAGAGAAGAAAGACTTGGATGAGTTCATGACTAGCCAGGCTATGAGATCTATACTGTTCTTGCATAATAGAAGAAATACAGAATCAACATTACATTCATTAAGATACATAACAATGAGTTTATTAGGGAAATATAGTGGAGCATTAAAAATGTTAGAATCATTTGCAATGGACTGCGTTGACAAAATACAAGCTTACATATGCTTATCAATTGAGGAAAATTACCTAGACTTTTATAATTGTTTAGATACAGTAAAAAAACTAGGTAGACAGCAATCCATTAAATCTGAATATAAATCTAAACTTTATATAATTGACATGTTTAATGATAGGAACCATTATACAAACTTACAAGATTTTACAGAGATAATATATTATAAATACATGATGTCTAAAGCTCCAATTGTTTCAATAAATGAACAGATCAATAATGCTGTCCCAGTCTTGGAGTCAGTCAAACTTTGGAAATCTCAGCATGATAAATATAATTTTGATGATATACTTGACTCAACAAATGTAGATCTGACAGACAATTTTAATGATATGATGCCCAAATTGAGTGATAACCATATGTATTGTAAAGATTTAGCATACTACATAGGGAAAACCACCGCTGATCTATTATCCGGTGTTACCAATCAGTCCACAATTACAAATGAATATAAAAAAATATTTGATCAAACTATATTAACATTAGCCAGTGGTAAAGGAATGAGAACTGATGTTATTGATAAGTCATTCTTTGGCCAAACCGGATATGAAGTAACTTATGATATTGCTTATGAAAAGAATGACGGGAAGTTTTTCACACTTGTGGAAGAATATTTAAAGATGAATGTCAGTGATGTCAAGTTTGGCCAAGCCATAGATAAGGCTGATATAACTAGATCATCAGAAATAAAGTCTATCATTAAAGACAACTGGGGTGAAATATACTTTCATGTTGTCCCTAAATTGCAATGGGGTGGGAGTAGGGAAATCTATGTTATGAATTATAAGTCAAAGCTTTTCACTTCCACTATGGAAGAGTTTTATAAGTACTTATGCAAATTCCTTCCCAATGAACAGATTTCTGTACCGAGCAATAAAAGATTCAAAGTAATACATCAAAAAATAGTTGAGAAAAATGAACTTCCTGATTCTAAAAAATTCTTCATAACAATGGACTGCAGAAGGTGGGGTCCTGAAGCAAATTTAACTAAATATGTAATGTTTATGTTTGGTATGAAAGATATATTGCCTGCAGAATTCCTCGAAACTTTTACTTACTTTTTCTCTAAATATTTCGGGAAGAAGTACATTTTTAGGAAGGAAGTTATAGATGGGTTAAGAAAAAACAAAACATATATAGATGAAAAAGGTGAGTTTCTGTATGATTTCTTAGAAACAGAATATGAAGAAAAAAGGGATATTGAATATTATGTCTTAAATTCTAAAGTTCATTTAATGAATAAGTCTAATAACAAATTTTTAACAGAAGATGATAGAGAAAAAATGTTATCCTCATATAAAGGTTCAATTCATTCAAAAAAGGGATATCATGGATTTACAGACAGCAAAGGTAAAAACCACATTACCAAGTCTAATTACTTTAATAAGGAAGATGATGATTTTAAAAAGGAATTCATAAAGAACATGTCAAATGGAATAAACGTTTATTCTATACAGAACAATAAGAGTAGTGCAGAGTCGGTTCAAGTACCTTTTGGCTTTGTAATGGGAATGTTTAACTACCTGTCATCAATGTTCCATGCTGCCTCCCAGCTATACTTCAAACATCTAATTGAATCTATCTATCCTAAAGTAAGGTTCCATGCTATAGCACATAGTGATGACTCAGGAGCTAAAATTGAGTGCTACTCTGAGAAACTTGCCAGAAAAGTATTTTATATTTATGAGATATTCCAAAAAGCCTGTGGACATATACTGTCTCCAAAAAAGACTGTCTTCAGCAGGATTTATTTTGAATTTGTAAGTGTTTTGTATATAGGGTCCGTGTGTCTTCCAGCATCACAAAAAAGACTTTGGCAAATAAAATATAATCCTTCAGCAGAAGGTTATGCAAAGGATGCAATAAATGGAATCAGCATACAGATAGATTTAATATCTAATGGGTGCTCACATTCTACAGCTTACATAGCCAGTCTCATCTATCAAAATTTAGTTGATAGGTTTTACATATCACTACTTAGGATAATTTCAGGAGTAAGGGACCACTTGCCTGTAGAGCTTTTTGGTAAAATTGATGAACTCCCCATCTACACACTTTTAATGGGAACTCAAGCTAATAGCATGAGACACATTAAGTACGGCAACCTGGAAAAAATAAAGTTGTTTGGATACTTTATGAGCAATCCATTTATAAGTGACACCAATGTAGGAGTTTTTAAGGCGCCAAGGATACTGCCCACCAAGAGGTCGGAAAAGATAAACAATTTAATTGAAAAGTGGGAGTCTAAGTTATCAGCCCAATATTTAGATAACTGGACTTTAAAAAACTGTAAGTTCAACAAGGTTCCCCTAGACATATATTGGTACCATGCCATGTTAAAGAACCCTAGTTTTTATTCTTCAATTATGGCTGATAGTGAAATTAAAAGGTGGAGGCGCAGTTTTACTGCAGTGAGACATAGAAAGTGGGTAACAGCTTATGGAAGCCTTAGTGACGCCAAAACTATTTTATTATTGTGCTCGTCATTACTATTTGCCTATGAGCAGCAGGATAAAACAAATCTGATAGACATAGAAATAAATGGAATAACTGTCCTTAAAAGTGATTTAGAAGCAATAATGCCAATAATAACAGAGAACACAAGCTTATTTAATGAGGTTACTAAGAATCATGAAATCCTATATGCTGAATGTTATAAACTTGATGAGGCATTAAATATGAGGCTGTTAAACTTAAATACTGAAAAAGTAAATTATTCAACAAAGCCAGTAAGTCTATACGTTGCATCATTATTAATGGCTGTCAGTATAGATGCACAGGCATCACATCTTGCAGGAATGGTTATAAATAGAAATGAGCAACAAATTATATTGAGTCAAAATAGGCCTGAATTTTTAACACAATACAAATCATTTTATGCATATCTTGGTGCTAAAGTTGATAAAGCAAAACCTGAAGAAATATATGCATTAGCTGACATGTTAACTCAGAAAAATTATAAATCATTTTATATGTATGCTTATAGTCCTGATACAAAGAAAATAAGCAGTTACAACAAATACTCAACTTACTTAGCAAATAATATAATGTGTGGAAAATATTATCCGGGTCTTGATATTCCATTAACAATAAGAAGCACACAACTAACAAGACATGAAATGTGCACAATGGATATCAATTGTAGCATTAACACTGAGTTATGCCTACTGTCCTCTGACATGAAAGATGATGATTTAATACTTGCAGATGTTGCAGACTACAAGTCTGGATTAAGTAAAAATTTCAGAAAAGAAGAAAAAACTTGGCAGGAACATGTTGAATATATGACAAATCCTATAGATTTCAACACACACATTAGCAAGTCTTATTTATACTTAATGTATCTCAAGAAAACGGGAAAAAATATAACTAACACAGATTTAGCAATGTCTACCTATTATTATTATGAAAAAGAACAAAAATTATTATATGACACGTTTGTTGACGAAGGATTAATCAAAGGTTCCAATATGGGAGTAAAATTTGAAATAACTGTCTTTGATTATGATGCAGTTGAAGTTAAGATTACCAATACCAGCAATGACAACTTATTAAGCTCAACACTTTATTACATAAATTATATACTTGCAGAAGCAGGGTTTAACACTGTGTATCAATCTGTTAAAAATACATATCCAGATGATAATGAATTAAAAGTAGGATACACTGCCTCAAAGGATAAAGTAACAATAGACAAAGTTGAAAAATTATTCTGGCATCATGACAAAATATCAGTTGTCGAAAATTTGGATGTAATAAGTGACTTTGATATGACTTTTTATGACAATCCAAGAATAAACAGACTGACAGCAAAAGGTGTTCCAGGACACATAAGGCTTCTTCCTGAAATATTAGTTGAAAAAAGATATACCCCAGAACACTTTTCTAACAATGGAGCCATCGATGAAAAAATAAAAATTTCTAACAATTTGACAAACTTATCTATTGATGAGAAGGTGTTTATGGAAAACCCTGATTGTTCATTACTTTATGCTTCCATATACAATCTTTCATCTGATAAAGAGCACAACCCAATAAGTGAAATAGAAAAAAGACTAGAAGATAATGATTTGATGGTAAAAAGTAAGCATGATTATACAGTGTATAACGCATTGGTAAACAGCTTTAATAAGAAAACCGGTGAACAGATAGACTTGAATATTAGAAACATTAAAAATATTAGAGAAAGAGGATTTATTGAAAGCAATCCAGCATCTGTCAATTACATTAGAAAGGACACAAGAGAAAGTTTAGCAGAAATATTTTATAAAAATGACGCAACTACGATACGTGATGCTTGTATAAAATCCTATACTGCTTTCTTAAACTCAGGTGATAGAGATGAAATGGTAAACATACTCCAACAGTATGGATTAATAGGGTCGAGTTGGGCGGTTAATCTGTACGGCCAAGATCCAATTGAAAAAGAAATACAGCTTTTATTACACACCCCAGGCGAAATTCTTAAAAATAAATTTTACAGCTCTCTGTATCATGCAATAAATAGTGTTGCAAAACAAAGGAGAATAGATTTTGAAAAAAACATATATCCAAACAATTATATGGACAGCTCCAAATTAAATATATTAGATGACAACCTTTCATCACAATGCATTGTTTATTGTGGGCTGAAAGGTCATGTATTACTTAAGCATACCTTAAAAACAATAAGTGAAAACATTATACCATACAATACATTCAAAACCACATTCACAAAACATTATCCAGAGTTTGAGAATATGGTTGAAGGAACAATCTCAGACTTACTTGATTGCATAACACTAAATCCACCTAACACAGTATTCATACAAAGTGTCGCTAAGAAATATTTAGAATCAATGAAAGTTGTACCTGAAGAAATATTAATACATGGAATTAAACAAAAACTACAAAAAAATAGGGGCGTACCTGTTGGATGGGAGGAATCAAGCATTTCAGGGTATAACACACTGCAAGGCAAGCACTTAACGTTCTCTCAAATAGGAGATGCCATGCCTTCCATTATCACAAGGAACAGCAAGGAGGTGTATATTGAATTCACAGGCTTTGAGGCTGTATTCTCTGAAGAGCTAAATAATCGAGATTATAGAAGTGCTGTAATGATTAATTTAGGCCAACAACTATATGTTAATAGATATCAGGTATTTTTCAAATACATGTCTGTATGTATATTTGCAAAATCTACAAATTATGCCGGGTCAGTCCGAAGGGTGAACAGAGCACCTTTACTGTATTGTACTGTTTTCCATTCTGACGAATTAGAATTTGAAACAATAGCTAAATATTTTGGTTTAGAGAGAATACAAGCAAATTATATACCAGACGTCCGGAGCTATGTTAAAGCCTCACAAAGGAAATACAAAATAAAAGAGGTATTAGTGCCAAAAGTTGACAAACTCATCCAAAAAAGTTCTGAAGCACTCGAGTATATCCAGCAGAAACTTCTATCTATGGATTGGCATGCTGACAAAATTCAAACATGGTCCAAAGATATGAAAAAAGCTATAGACTCAGCTGATTTCCATATGAAAAAATCATTAGATTATGACAGCACTAGGGCTAAGAAATTAGAGGGGTTCATAAAAAGAGATAAGGAGACAATATTACGTTACAATAATAATATATCACAGAATAAGAAAAGAATAGAAAAACTTAGAGACAAACGTGACAAAAAAAGTAAAGATGAGGTAACATTGTGTGATTATAGCATTGAAATGGACCAAAAAAGATTAGCTTCAACTACCGAGTTAGTAAATTCACTTACAACAGAATTAAACAAATTAAATGAAAAGATACATAGACCTTGGGACCAGATAATTAATGAGGCACTAAATGATATAGTAACTTCAGAGAATATAGATAATTTCTTAACAGATACCTATACAGCTGAGAAAATAAATGCTGTTTTAGAAGATACAGTCCAATCCAGCACTTTTGATGCCCCAATAGAAACAGTTTACACTTTAGGAACTAAAGTATTGGGCTTCGGAAACAAAGTCCCTTGGTACAGAAAAATGATAAGGGACAGTAGAGTTAGATCCGAGTTAAGCTATTTCATAGACCAGGACAACATCGATAAATTAACCTCTGGCGTATCAATGCTAACTGTTAATACTGCTAGACGGATAACATCTGATATACATTTGAGAGCAGAGTTATGCTTATCCAAAGGCATGCATAAGCAAATATCCATGATGTGGATTTTGTCAACAATAATAAATTCCATGAATTTTAGGACTGATGTACCAGACCCCTTAATGATTGAAAACATAGACAGAGTCTTAAATAGTATAGATAAAGAGATTAAAATCAAACAGAGTATGAAATATGCAGCAATGCCAGAGCCGAGGAAGCCACCGGACAATTTATATAAATTGACATAATACCCATTGGTACATAAAACCCAATCCTAAGATTGTTTTTTTAATCAATCAAATCATCCGGGAATAACAAAATCAACAATCTGTAACACTAGTACAGCAATTATCATCAACAAGTTCAAAACAAGTATGTAAGAATATTTCAAATCCATGCTTATCACTTTTTTGAGTGCAACCTTTCTACCAGTATCAACCACTTTAACAACTGGAGGGTAGACAAGAGATTCTTCTAGACCCATATTTTTGAAAATCAGGAAATGATGAAAAATGTTTTTTTAGTAAAAAGATAAATAAAAAATGAG